CTAGAATTAAAATAGATGGGGGCGAACTAAGAATTATTAACGACGATGAAGTCCTGGCAGTTGTTGATGATCCAAGAGATATACTGCCAGCTAATATTTTATAAACATGGAGAGCTCTATGCAAAATGCAAATGAAAAAATGGTTCCTATAGACACATCAGGTGATCCCGTTGAAGTGGAACTTAATGACGAAAAAGAACAAGTTGAGTTTAAAGAAGAACCAGAAAAAGAAATTGAAGTTCAACAAGAAGAAGCTGTAGAACAAGAAGAAGAACCAGAAAAAGTTTCACGTGAAAAGGAAGAAAAAGAAGTTCCTGCTGATCCTTATGAAACAGGTGATCTTGACAGTTACAGTAAAGGTGTAAAGAAAAGAATTAACAATCTCGTAGGAAGAATGCGAGAAATGGAAAGACTTTATGAAACTACACAAAAAGAAAATGAAGATCTTAAAAAGAAATACAGTAATGTAGGTAGAGGTTATGTATCTGAGTTTGAAGGTAGAGTTACATCTTCAGTAGAAGCTGCTAAATCAAAACTTAAAAAAGCTATAGAAGATAATGATACGGAAGGACAAGTATCTGCGCAAGAACAATTAGCGCAAGCAAAAGCTGACGCTGTACGTTTAGGTAATTTAAAAGCTAATCAAAAAAGAGATGAAGAAGCTCAAAAAGCTTTTCAACAACAACAAGCGCAAGCACCTCAACAAGAGCAACCTTATCAACCTGTAGATTATAAAGCAGAAGATTGGGCGGCAAAGAATACATGGTTTGGATCAGATAAAGCTATGACTGCTACTGCGATGTCTTATCATGACGAATTATTGCAAGAAGGGTTTGACCCAACGAGCGATGAGTATTATACTGAGATTAATTCTTATATAAGAAAAGAGTTTCCTCATAAGTTTAAACAAGCTGAAGAGGAGAAGAAAACCGAAACGAAACAGCCCGTTCAGACTGTAGCGTCGGCCGTACGAAAAACTAAATCTGGACGCCGAGTAGTGAAGCTCACACCTTCACAAGTTGCAATAGCTAAAAGACTCAATGTGCCACTAGAAGAGTACGCAAAACACGTGAAGGAGGCGTAAATGACTGAAACAATTAAAAAAACCTCACGCAAATTAGAAACCCGTGAAAAGGATGTTCGAAAAAGAGGATGGGTTCCTCCTTCGAATTTAGAAGCACCAGAAGCACCAGAAGGTTTTCACCATCGGTGGGTACGATCTGAATATCGTGGTATGCTTGATGAAAAAAATATCATTGGCAGATTACGAAGTGGTTATGAATTTGTGAAAGCAGATGAGTATCCAGATAGATTAGATCTACCAGCAATTGCCGAAGGAAAATACAAAGGTGTTATAGGTATAGGCGGATTATTATTAATGCGTTGTCCGATTGAAGTGAAAGAGGATAGAGACGAGTATTTCAGATCTCTCACTGATACAAAGACAAAAGCAATTGAAAATGATCTCCACAAAGAAGAACATCCAGCGATGCCAATCCATCAGGAGAGGCAAAGCAGAGTAACTTTTGGAGGCAAAAAATCTTAATGAGTAAGGTTCATGTCTCTAAAATAATTTAGGAGACTACTATGGCTAACATAGACCAAGCATTTGGTTTAAGACCAATAGCTAAAGTTGGTTCTGCCCCTGGCGGAACTACTGGTACTACTAAATACTCTATTGCAAGTGGCGCAAGCGGACTTTTTACTGGTGATCCAGTGAAACAAGCAGCAGCAGGTGATGTTGTTGTAGCAACGGCAGGCGACGCTATAAGAGGAGTATTTATGGGATGTTTTTATACAGACCCAAGTACATCAAAGCCTAGATTTAATAATACGTTCCCTAACGGAACAGTTGCGTCTGATGCGATAGCATTTGTAGCCGATGATCCTCATCAGCTATTTATCTGTCAGCAAGACTCAGCCGTAACAAATCTAGTAGCTGCAAATTTAAACGAAAACTGTAATCTGGTTTTCGGATCTGGAAGTACCACTACGGGTGTTTCTGGTGTTGAAATTGATTCGAGTTCCAAAAATACTACGGCTGCACTACAAGTGAAGTTGATTGATTTTTATGACACACCGAGTAATGACGCAACTGCGAACAACTCAGTATTTGTTGTAAAGATTAACAACCACGAACTTAACGGTGGCACTGGTACAGTTGGTAGTTCGTAAAAGGCGAATAGGAGATTACTATGGCTATTAATAGAGCCCAACTGGCGAAAGAGTTAGAACCAGGCCTAAACGCCTTGTTCGGAATGGAGTATTCTCGTTATGAGAACGAGCATGCTGAAATATTTGACCAAGAATCAAGTGACAGAGCTTTTGAAGAAGAAGTAATGTTAGTTGGCTTCGGTGAAGCTGCGGTCAAGCAGGAAGGTTCTGCTGTACAATTTGATACAGCTCAAGAATCTTTTACTGCTAGATATTCTCATGAAACTGTTGCACTAGCATTCAGTTTAACTGAGGAAGCAGTCGAGGACAACTTGTACGATACTTTATCGGCTCGTTACACGAAATCTTTGGCACGTTCAATGGCATACACAAAGCAAGTAAAAGCTGCGAACATTTTAAATAATGCATTCGCAACTGCTGGCGGAGATGGTGTTTCTTTAGTAAACACAGCTCAC